TTGGCTGGGTAGGGTTGAACAAACAACCCACCCCGCCAGGAACAGCCAAACCTGAATTTGATTATATCAAAATTAATAAAATGTAGAAGAAAGGATTTTAGAAAATGGGAAAGAATTTAGAAGAAAGAAGAAAAGCGGCGATTGATAAGAGACGCTCATCAATGCCAAAAGATCATCGCAGAACATATGGTATGGCTGTTTCAGGCAATAGTTTGCGTGCGGTGATAAACGCTCAATGTCTGGAATGTGTTGGTTGGCAGAGATTAGAAGTTCATCGTTGCACAAGTTTGGCTTGTCCAGCTTGGGCATATAGACCATATCAGGAAATCCTGAAAAGCAGCATTAAACGCAGAGATTTGCGCGCAGAATCAACGCAAACAGAGATGCCCATACCAGGATAAGGGTCGCGTCAATACAAACGCTGTTTATGGTTTTAAATAGCATTTATGAATGTTTCAGCAATTTAAAAATTAGAAACGGAGTTAAACGAAAATGAAAACAACAGCAATTACAAGATTCTCGCAAAGCGCCCTTAAATGGGCCTTTGCGGGGTTAAAAAACTGCGTTTTTGGGCTAAAAACAAGGGTGGAAAACAGTGAAATTTTTCATAGATAGGAAATATAGACAATTATAACTTTAGGTACTTCCAGAAGTTATGACAAATCATTGGCGACGGGAACGGTAGCGTTTTAAAAGACATTCGGTCGCTAACTACATTTTTTTAAAAAAGTATGAAAAAACATCGTTTTTGAGCTGAAAACGCAGTTTTTAGCTGTGAACAGTTTACATTTTTTTAAGGAGTATACAAAGTGAAAATAGAATTACGCAGTATTGAAACAATAAAGCCGTATGAAAACAATCCTCGTGTAAATGACAAGGCCGTCGATGCGGTTATGGCAAGTTTACAGGAATTCGGCTTCCGTCAGCCAATAGTGATTGACAAAGACGGGATAATTATCGTCGGTCATACCCGCTATAAAGCTGCTCAAAAGCTCGGTCTTGAAAAAGTCCCTGTCCACGTGGCCAAAGATTTAACTGAATCACAAATAAAGGCATATCGAATCGCGGATAATCAGACAGCAACGATAGCAGATTGGAATTATGAACTCTTGCCAATCGAATTAAAAGATTTGCAAGGCATGGATTTTGACCTTGATTTGCTGGGCTTTAGTGAAGAAGAGCTCGGCAAAATTCTTGAGCAGGATATTACTGCCGGCCTGACTGACCCTGATGATGTGCCGCTGCCGCCGGACGAAGCAGTAACCAAACGAGGTGAGATATGGATACTCGGTAATCACAGATTAATGTGTGGCGACAGTGGAAGTGAATCCGACCTTGACCACTTGCTCAAAGGCGAAAAGATACATCTTGTTAATACCGACCCCCCCTACAATGTGCAGGTTGCACCAAGAAGTCAAAATGCAAGGGCCGCCGCAGCTGCATCAGATAATTATACCGGTCAGCAAGGAATGGACGAGGCTATTCAGGGCAAGGCACACAAAACAACTGAAAAACTTCGCCCCAAGGATAGGCCGCTTACAAATGATTTTGTGTCCGATGAAGAATTTGCGGAACTTTTACTTAAGTGGTTTGGCAATATTCAGCGGGTACTTATACCTGGACGTTCTTTTTACATATGGGGAGGCTATTCAAATATCTGGAATTATCCAAATGCGCTTAAAAAATGTGAATTATATTTTTCACAAATGATTATCTGGGTCAAAGAGCATCCGGTCCTTACCCGCAAAGATTTTATGGGCAATCATGAATGGTGTTTCTATGGCTGGCGGCAAGGTGCAGCACATCTTTTCTTTGGGCCGGCAAATATATCCGATGTCTGGAGCATCAAGAAAGTAAATCCGCAGAGTATGGTTCATTTAACTGAAAAGCCTGTTGAGTTGGCTGTCCGCGCAATTCAATATTCATCGAAGGTTGGGGAGAATGTTCTGGATTTATTTGGAGGCAGCGGCTCGACACTTATCGCCGCAGAACAAACAGGCAGAAACGCATTTCTTATGGAGCTCGACCCACCGTATTGTGATGTGATAATTTCCAGATGGGAAAAGTTCACTGGCAAAAAGGCACAACTTCAGAAAGCAGACTAATGATTAACGTACAACTCATCCCCATAAATCAAGCAAAGGAGCTTTGTCTTCAGTGGCATTACAGCAATGTATTTCCTCCGCATTGTATTGTTCCGCTTGGATTTTATGACAAAGATGGACTGGCAGGTGTTGCTATATGGGGATGGGGTACAAGGCCCAGACATACCATTCAAAAATTATTTCCGTCTCTAAATACACAGGATTACTGGGAATTAAATCGCTTATGCTGCCGGGATGATTTACCGCGAAATACCGAAAGCCAATTACTTGCCGGATGCGAATTGTGGTTTAGGCAAAACCAGCCGGGAAAAATTGTTCTATTTACCTGGGCTGATGGTCTGCGTGGAAAGCCTGGATATATCTATCAGGCCGCAAACTGGCTTTATGGCGGTTTTATCACCACAGAGATTTATCTTACCGCTTTTGGAATTAAAAAAAGCCGCGGTATTGAAACACCGCAGCTTTGGTGTGAGGAGTTCTAATGTTACTTTGCAGCCAACTCAAATTTACCACGTTCGGCCTTACGGAATCTGGCATTATCGCCTTTTTTCTTAATTTCAGTGATGATTGCACTGTAAATCGTTGCCGCCGGGGTCTTGCCATCGGTCTGCCAATATCCTTTTTCGAGCATGATTTTGACCATTTCCGGACAGCTAAGCGGTCGTCCTTCTTCCTGCAGAACACGCACGGCGCAACTCAAACCGCCAGGTTTGGTTGTGGTGCGTTGGTTCTTTGGCTTTGCGTTTGTACTTGGCTCATCGGTTTTGGTTTGAACCTGCGCCGGCGTGTTGGTTGGTGTTTGGGTCGGCGTTGGCTCAGTGGCTTCATGCAGTTTATGCAATCTTGCCCCGGACTTAATACGCACCTGCTTTTTAGTGGTAAGGTTTATGCCATCCCAGCCGCCGTGTGGATTGCCGCCAATAATTCTAACTTTGACCCAATTGCCAGAGACTTTAGCTCCGTAAACTTCACCTGCTTTGATTGTGCTTTTTTTCATTTGTTTGTCCTTTCATTTTTGATTTATTTTATATCTTCGTCATCATTCGCCAGCTCTGCCAGTGAGTATACGATCTCTACTTCTGACACGCCGCTAAATGCGGCCAGTGCATGGATTAGGTCGCGTCGAGCATTAAGTGGCGAGCCGGCATTTGATTCTTTTGCCAGTTCGCATTCAAACCATCCGAGCAGGTTTGCAATATCGAATTTTGCTTTTTTGTGTTCTTTGTTTACGTCAGTCATTTTTATTTCTTTCAAATCTATGTTGCATGGATCAAGCCATGTTTTTGGGAATAAGCCAAGTCAATTAATCGATTATTTTTAAAAATATGTGAGATTTTTTATGAGCGAGCAAAACAATGTTAAACCTGTGAATTCAAAGCTGAATCCTTCGGCGCTAACTGTGGAGATGGCGGCTAAGATGCTGGGATTACAGGCTGAGATTGTCCGTAAACATATAGAACAAGGTATGCCAACAGCGGCAGATGGAACGATTAATTTGGTACACTATGGCGCATGGCTCAATAGTCGACTTTTAGGCTTTAAGCTTTAGGCTTTAGGCTTTGGGTAAAATAAGTCATATCCCAAAGTCAAAGGTCCAGAGCCCAGAGCCCAAAGCCCAGAGCCCAAGTAGGTGGAGCAAACGAAAATGGCAATTGATGTAAACAATCTCTCGCAAATACAACTGCTTCGATTGATGAATGCAACGCCGCTGGGTAATGTTCTTACCCAAAACCAGCTTCGCTGGCAGATGAATTCTGCGGCATATCGCATCGGCGATGGCAAGCATATTAATCTTATCAGATATGTCTCGTGGCTTGCTGGCGAATATGAAAAACCAAAACAGCAAAAGCAGTCAGTTGAAGAATCGAGGCTAAAAGATTTAATTGCCAAAAACGCCGCACGAAAAGAAGCTCAGAATATTGGCCAAATACCTGAAATTGAAAATGTAGAACGCCGAGAGAAAGCAACTAAAGATTTCAGGTTTTTTTGTGAGACGTATTTTCCGGATGTATTTTATTTGCCGTGGTCAGATGACCACTTAAAAGTTATTGCTAAAATAGAGCAATCGGTTCTTCATGGTGGACTGTTTGCATTTGCGATGCCTCGCGGAAGCGGTAAATCCGCTCTGATACGTTCGGCCGCTATTTGGGCGGTACTAATTGGGGCAAGGAGATATGTTTGTTTGATTGGCTCTGCCACCCGGCAATCATTAAATCTTTTCCAGAGTGTCCAGGCTGCGATGCTTGGAAATAGTCTGCTGCTGGCAGACTTTCCGGAAACCATCTATCCCATCCAATGCCTGGAAAATAGTGCTCACAAACAAAGAGGTCAAAGATACGAAGGCCGGCTTACATATCCTGTCTGGGGCACACACAAAATAGTTATCCCTACCATACCGAAAAGCATCTCATCAGGTTCAGTGATAACTGTTGATAGCTTGGATTCAAATATTCGAGGCCAGATTCACACAACCATGGATGGCAAGATTATCCGGCCTGATCTGGTTTTAATCGATGACCCTCAGACCAGAGAGTCCGCAAAATCAGCCGACCAGACCAATCAGAGACTGAGTACATTAAATGGTGATGTGCTCGGTATGGCCGGGCCCGGCAAAAAAATATCAGGTTTATTAACATGCACGAAAATCTACTGTAATGATTTGGCAGACCAGATTCTTGACCCCGATAAAAACCCTGAATGGCAAGGTCAGTGTACTAAGATGGTTTATGCTTTCCCAACTGATAATAAACTTTGGGACCAATACGCAGAGATTCGAGCAGAGAGTTTGCGTGCGGGTAATGGCGGCAAAGAAGCAACCGAGTTTTATATCAACAACCGCCCTGCCATGGATTTTGGCAGTAAGGTTGCCTGGCCGCAAAGATATAACGAAGATGAAGTTTCAGCAATTCAGCATGCCATGAATTTAATGCTGCGTGATGAGGCCGCATTTTATGCTGAATATCAAAATGAGCCTATCGCAGAACAGACTGATGAGCAGATTCTGACAATTGAACAAGTCATGGCAAAAGCCAATGGCCGAAAAAGATATGAGGTTCCACTGGGCTGTCAGTATCTTACTATGTTTATTGATGTCCACGACAAACTTTTGTTCTACGTTGTATGTGCATGGGCTGAAGATTTTACAGGATACGTAATTGATTATGGAACCTATCCTGACCAGAAAAGGCTGTCATTTACACTGCGTAAGGCACAAATAACTTTGCAGGATATTTATCGCGGCATGGAAAAAGAAGGCGCTATACAGGCTGGATTGGAAAAACTATGCGGTGACTATCTTGATAGAGATTGGAACCGAGGCAGCGGTGTTATGAAAATTGATAAATGCCTGATTGATAGCGGTTATCTGCCGGGCATTGTTGAAAATATCCGCCATAAACTCGGCGGTACGATTATGGCTTCAAAAGGTGTCGGCATCAAAGCCGCCAATAAACCAATGTCAACCTATAAGCGAAAACCCGGTGAGCGGCATGGCCATCACTGGTATATTCCAAATATCAATAAGACCGGAGAATTTACTCACGTTGCTATTGATACAAATTACTGGAAGACATTTGTCCATGAGAGATTTTTTGTCGCTGCCGGAGATCACGGCTCATTAACTATTTTTGGCAAAGCCGGCCATCAGCATGCATTATTCGCCGAGCACATAGCTGGTTCTGAAACATGGGTGCGAACAGAAGGACACGGCAGAGTGGTTTATCAGTGGTCGCCGAAAGTCGGCGGTCTTGATAATCACTGGTTTGATTGCATGGTTGGTTGCTCGGTGGCGGCATCAATGTGTGGATGCAGCCTTAGCGGGCATAATGTAAAAACTTATACAAAACGAGAAAGAATAAAATTATCAGAGATTCAGAAAAGGAGTTACTGATGGCTGATTTCACAAATAAATGTGAACAAATAGGATTAATATGTCGGAATTGTGGTGCTAAATATTTCAAAGTAATTTATACAAGAAAAGACAAAGGGGGCAAGATTATTCGTCGTAGACAGTGCCGAAAATGCGGAAAAAGGGTTACAACAGGCGAAAAAATTATTGGGTAATAATATATTAACCCTTTTTCAAGTATTGCATTGATTATTGTCGATTATTATAATGCATTTTTAATTAATGGTACCTTAATTATGCTTTCAAGACAAAAATGTATTTTATATATGTTGCAGTTGGCCCAGCGACCAATTTCACATTTGGAAATGGTAAAATGGTGTTTTCTGCTAGCGACCGAAACGCCTTCAAAGGGTGGAGATTCGTTTTATCAGTTCGTGCCATATCAATATGGGCCCTTCTCATTTGGCCTTTTTCAAGAGATGAATAAATTAAGTGAAGAAGGTTTGGTGAAACTGTCTGATAAAAAATCATGGAGTGCTATAGGTATTTATGATTGTGCGGGGGATTTAAAATCGCAGCTGCGTCATGATATATTTGATATAGTTAAAAGCTATGGAAAGTGTAAAGTTGACGCTGTTATTGAACATATCTACTCAAAGTATCCTTACTTTACAATGAATAGCCGAATCAAAAAGTTGATGGTTCGTCCTATTAATAAGCCTGCAATTTATACTGCCGGATATGAAGGGTTGCAGGTCGATGGCTTTCTGAATTTATTACTCAAAAACGGGATCGTACAAATAATTGATGTTCGACGTAATCCCGTAGCTCGCAGATATGGCTTTCATAAAAAAACCCTTGACCATATAAGTCAATGCCTCGAGCTAAAATATAAACACGTGCCTGAGTTAGGTATTGCATCCGAAGACAGAAAGCAACTTGAATCCCCGGAAGATTATCGAAAATTATTCGAGGTTTATGAAAAATCTCTTTCGAGATCACTTGACAAACTAGATGAATTGATACCTTTGATGAATGCTCAACCTTCTGTTTTGATTTGCATGGAAAGCGATCCTGCTTTTTGCCATCGTAATATTTTGGCAAAAGCATTGGCAAAAAAAACAGGTCTTGAAATAATCCATTTAAGAGGTCTTAATTGAGTATATATATTCCAACAAAAGTACTCATCACTGTAATGACGTATCCGCATCCATCAACGAAGTATTTAGAGTTGGTTTGTGTTGCTGGAATTACCGCGGACTTACAATGGGTGCGTTTATACCCTATTGACTATCGGTATAGACCTGCACATCAGCAATTTCATAAATATCAATGGATTGAGGTTGGTTTAGCTAATAGGGGGCATGGCAATGATAAGAGAAAGGAAAGCCGAGAACCTCAATTAGATTCCATACGCATTGTAGGCGAAAGACTTTCTTCAAAGAATAATTGGGCTGAACGAAGACTAATAATCGATAAAATGCCGCACTATACGGTTAATCAACTATCTGCATTATATGAGACAGAACGAGTGTCTCTGGGAATAGTGAAACCCAAAAGAGTGATTGACCTTGAAATAAGCGATGCTGACTCTGAATGGAAACCTGAGTGGACGGCCATGTTTACCCAAATGCGGTTATTTGGCCCTCCTCAGAAACCGTTACGAAAATTGCCATATAAATTTCAATATGTTTTTGAGTGCGAAGATAGTACAAAACCTCACCGTGCTATGATTGAAGATTGGGAACTCGGTGTTTTATTTCTAAAAGAGAGTGCTCGTCTTGGTTCGGATAAAGCGGCAGCCGAATCTGTTCGCAAAAAATACCTTGATGAAATGTGCCGAGAAGATAAGGATACCCGTTTTTTCATGGGAACGACATTTCCTTATAATGTATGGCTCGTAATTGGTGTATTTTGGCCCGGAAAAATCATCTCAATACCAGAACAGAAGCTTTTCTAATAAAGTTCATGTCTACAGGTGTAATAAATTTTTAATTTTTTACATATCACTATTGCATATCAAAATTCGCATGTCATAATCAAACTCGACAACTAAATAACGCCGGTAGCTTGCGACTGATCCTCGCAGGTAACTCAGGAAAAAATATAAAGCCGTTCGGGGCCGAACACCCGGTACGGCTTATTTTTTTATACTCGCTTATTAGTTGTTCAAGGCGGGATAGAGCAATGGCAGCTCATCAGGCTCATGTCCTGGAAGATGAAGGTTCGAATCCTTCTCCCGCAATTTATGGCAGATGATTTAAATATTTCGGAAAATACAAAACAACCAGCAAAGGTAACCAGCGACGGAACTTCCGTTGAGCAGCATTCTCTGGCCGACCAGATTGCTGCGGATAAATATCTGGCCAGTAAAGCCGCCGGTCGGCGAAAAGGTCTTGGTATTAAGTTTTCAAAATTATCTCCTCCAGGAGCGGAATAATAGGCTATTGGCTTTAGACTCTGGGCTTTAGGTAAAAACGTTTGACCTAAAGTCTAAAGCCAAAAGCCTAAGGACTAAAGATATGTGGTTTTTTGGCAAAAATAAAAAGAATAAAATAATCCATCCGGCAGCACGAATCCTGCGGGCAAGGTTTGATGCTGCCCAGACCACAGCTGACAACCAGAGACACTGGGCTAATGCAGATTCCCTCTCAGCCGATTCTGCTGCCAACATTGATGTCCGCAGAACACTCCGCAACCGAGCCCGCTACGAAGTAGCAAATAACAGTTACGCTCGCGGTATAGTTTCTACACTTGCCAATGATGTTGTCGGTACAGGACCCAGACTTCAGATGCTCACAGATGATGACCGCGGCAATGGCATTATTGAATCGGAATTTATGAACTGGGCATCTCAAATCCGCCTTGCCCAAAAACTCCGTACCATGCGAATGGCTCGTACCAGCGATGGTGAGGCATTCGGCATACTTTCAATCAATCGCAATTTAAATTCTCCGGTTAAATTGGATTTGCGACTTGTTGAAGCAGACCAGATAACTACGCCATGGTCGGTCTTCAGTCCTCAGGGCTCAGCTGTCAGCCTAAAGACCAATTCCCAAGGCCAAAAGTCTATCGTAGATGGTATTGAATTTGACCAATTCGGTAATCCCGCATTTTATTATGTCCTTAAAAATCATCCAGGCTCTGTATCTGTTGTTTTTGAGCAAGACTATAGTATTGTCGATGCCGGCTCTATGATTCATTGGTTCAGGGCCGATAGACCCGGCCAAAGCAGAGGCGTTCCAGAGATAACACCGGCGCTTCCACTGTTTGCACAATTGAGAAGATATACACTTGCTGTAATTGCAGCAGCCGAGACGGCAGCTGATTTTGCTGCGGTTTTATATACCGACTCCCCTGCAAATGGTGAGGCTGCTAATTTAGAGCCTATGGATGTGGTTGCATTAGAAAAAAGAATGGCAACAACGCTTCCAGATGGCTGGAAACTTGGCCAAATCGAGGCTCATCAGCCAACAACGACTTACGGTGAATTCAAAAATCAGATACTAAATGAAATCGCCCGTTGTCTGAATATGCCGTTTAATATCGCGGCGTGTAATTCATCGGGATACAACTATGCCTCAGGCCGGCTTGACCATCAAACATATTACAAGAGTATTCGGGTGGATCAGGCGGACATGGCACTGGTGATATTAGACCGTATTTTGCAGGCATGGCTCGATGAGGCAATTTTGATATCCGATTACCTGCCACTAAGTTGGCGGACAATTATGAGCCGGTGCAGGGCTACGCCTTGCCATCAGTGGTTTTGGGATGGAACTGAGCATGTTGACCCTGCTAAAGAAGCAAAGGCACAGCAAATGCGTTTAGCTAATCATACCACCACTTTAGCAGACGAATATGCCAAACAAGGTAAAGACTGGGAAGTTGAGCTTCGCCAGCGGGCACGCGAAAAACAATTAATGAATGAACTTGGAATATCACAGCAAACAATAACAACCTCAATTTTGGAGAAAGACGATGAGTCAGAATAAATTAAATATCACAGCAAATTTTTCAATCGAGGCGGCACAGGCGATCGGCGAAAACGAAAAACCAAAGAACAGGCGTTTTTCAATGACTGCATATACCGGTGGTCCGATGAATTTGGAAGGCTGGAAATATCCTGTGGTTATTGACCTGCAAGGTTTAAATACAGGCCGTTCATCGAGGCCGATATTCATCGGCCATAATCAGGATATTGATGATTTGCTCGGCCAGACTGACCATGTAGACATTGTTGAAAACAATCTCATCGCCACAGGCCAAATACTTGGCGATTCACCTCGTGTAATGCGTGTGATCACGCTTGCAGATAAAGGTTTTAACTGGCAGGCATCTATTGGAGCACGCGCTGATCAGGTTGAATTTATCAGGGCCGGCCAGAATATAAATGTAAACGGTAAGGATTTTACCGGCCCATTAAATATCGCACGTAAAGCAACCTTAGGGGAAATAAGTTTTGTGACCCTCGGTGCAGATAACAATACATCGGCAACAATTGCCGCAAGTCTAATGGAGAATACTATGGAAAATTCAGAAACAAAACAGGAACAAGAATCTAAAAAAGACGAAGCTGCTGTTAAAGAAACTACTGCAGTAACGGCCCAATCAGCAGTAGCTGATATTCGCAGTGCAGCTGCAGCGGAAACGTCTCGTATTGCAGCGATCAAGAAAATCTGCAATGGAAAATTCGATGACATCGAGGCCAAGGCGATTGCCGAAGGTTGGGACCAGCCCAAATGTGAATTGGAAGTTCTGCGGGCATCAAGGCCGAATATCAGCGTGCCTCAATCGCATAAAATCACTGCAACTCCCAAGGTATTTGAGGCGGTTGCATTGATGTCATCTGGTATTCAGGCCAGCCGCCTTGAAAAACTCTATGATGTCCAGACCTTGGAGGCCGCTGATAAACTTCGCGGTATCGGTATCCAGGAATACTGCGAGCAGATTTGCGGAATGCAGCTGCCGAGATTCAGACGCGATGCATCAGCCTGGCTTGCAGCGGCATTCAGCACAGCATCACTGCCTGGAATTCTTTCTAATGTAGCAAATAAAATGCTTCTGGAAGGCTACGGCTACATTGAAGATACCTGGCGAAAAATCTGCAAGATTGCCAGTGTCAATGACTTCAAAGAGCACAGCAGGTATCGAATGACCGGAAGTTTTAAGTTCGAGCAGGTTGGCCCGGATGGTGAATTAAAGCACGGCAAAATCGATGAGCAGAAATACGGTCAGAAGGCTGATACCCACGGTATCATGTTCGCCTTAACCCGTCAGATGATTATCAATGATGACCTGGCTGCATTTACAGACCTGCCCAGACAAATCGGTATGGGAGCAGCTGAGGCTATAGCTGATGCAGTGTGGGGGTTATTGCTCTCCAATCCATCGAGTTTCTTCTCGACGGCTCATAAGAACTACAAGGATGGCGCTGATACAGCACTGTGCGTCGATTCATTGACCGATGCGGAAGTAATGTTCAATGAACAGACTAAACCAAATGGCAAACCACTTGGTATTCAGCCTTCGATAATACTTGTTCCGACGGCCCTACGGGTACCAGCAGATATGCTTATGAAATCTCCAAACCTCAATGAGACTACCACAGCCAACAAGGGTAAACCATCATCTAATCCACACGTTGGTAAATATGAGGTTGTTTCCAGCAGCTATTTGAGCAATTCATCGTTCACAGGTTACAGCTCAAAGGCGTGGTATCTGTTTGCAGACCCAAACAGGCTTCCTGCTTTGGAAGTTGCTTTCTTAAATGGAATCGATCAGCCCACAGTGGAAAAAACCGATGCCGACTTTAATACACTCGGTATTCAGTTCAGAGGCTTTATTGATTTTGGTGTCAGAGAACAGGATTACCGCGGCGCTGTGAAGTTCAAAGGCGAAGCATGATGGGCTTTAGGCTCTGGGCTCTGGGCTTTAGGCTCTATTTTTAAGCGAAAGGACCAACGCTCCAATGGTTTTGGAAGTTTGAATGCTGTGTTTATGGATAGTTTCAAATGTTGACTGTTTTAAATAGCCAAGGCGAAATGCCAGTGAAATCTGGTATTGAACCTCACACGAAGAACCATATGCCATATTCAAAAAATGAATATAGTCTGCTTGAGAGTCACGAGCACAGCCCTCAACGATGTTTGAAGCAATTGAAACGGCCGCTCGGCGAAGTTGGCTTGTTAGACCAAATTGTTCGTCCTTTGGGAACTCTAAGGTTGGCCTTGTAAATCTGAATTACAAGGTCATCTGCAAGTTCAAAGGCTTTAAGTTTATTATGATCGCGCATGTAAATATTTTATCAAAGTCAAACGGCTTTGCAAGCCCTAAGGCCAAAAGCCCAAGGTCTAAAGCCAAAATTCCTGAAAGGAGAATTTTAAAATGGTTATTTTCTATCAGAATGGCAAATCAATCGATTATACACCAGCTGCGGACGTGGCGGCTGGTACCATTGTTGCCCTCAAAGGTGTTGTCGGCATAACTAAACTTGATATCCCGGCAAATACAAAAGGTGCACTCGCTGTCGAAGGTATCTTTGCAGTGCCTAAAAAGAACGAAGCCTTTGCCGCAGGACTGCCTGTCTGGTTCGACGCAGATGGCGACCCCAATGTCGGAACAGCAGGCACAGGCGCTGCCACACAAATTGGCGGCGATGCTCAGGCGTCAGGCGATGTCCTGCTTGGCAGTGCTGTTGTTGATGCGGCAGCGGCTGATGAGTTCGTCTATGTCGCAATCAATAAATTCGACCCGCGAATTCCTACATTTGCCGATGCTAAGCGCGTTACGAAATCATCGAGCGCAAGCGCGGCGACGACAGAGTCCGGCGTTTGTTACGATGCGACAGCTGACAACGTTGTAATCACCCTTCCGGCAACAGCCGCCGGTTTGGAATTTACGGTTATGAATATGGCCGCAGATGGCGCTGCACTGGTTGAAGTTGATTTCCAGGCTGCTGATAAAAATCTCGGCGGTCTCGGCATATCTGCGGGCGGCGATGGCAAGAAATTGTCAAATACTAAAGCGACAGCCAAGAAAGGCGACTTTGTCACGTTTGTTGCTGATGGCACAGATGGCTATCGCATAAAAGCGATTCGCGGAACGTGGGCGCAAGAAGTGTAATGGGCTTTGGACTTTGGGCTTTAGGATTTGGGGAAAACACCAAAAGTCAAAGGTCAAAAGCCTAAAGCCTGTTTCTGATGAAAGCGAAAACACAAGATGAACATTCTGAAAAATGGAATTGATTTTTTAGGCCAGAAGCTAAAAGCATACGCCTCAGAAACTGTTGTTTACAAGCGTGGTCTGGATAGTGTTAGTATTCAGGCCACATTTTGCAAAACAAATTGCCATATAGAAGACGAATCTGGCCTTAAGGTTGGCGGTCATGTCATAGATTTTCTGTTTGCGGCTCAGGACTTGGTAATCAATGGAAGTCAAACTACTCCGCAGGCAGGCGACC